CAGACATTACAGAATGGGATGCATCGTTCAATGACATTATGATATACTTTGAAGAACTAATGTTTGAAATAATGGGTATGAATGATGAAATGCGGCGATTATACGTCAAAATGCGCACTGAATGGAAACTTCGTAATCCACACTTCGATTTTTATGGGTTTTTGAAACAACATTCCGGACAACCATTCACTTTCAGTATGAACACAATATGCAATATGATTCTTATCAATATGTTTTATACTTTTGTTGACATCATACTCGAGTTGTATAAAGGTGACGACATGGCGGTTCTTAGTTTAATTGCAGAGATGACTGATACAGGTCGTAAATACTTGGATGAATTCGGGCACGCTATTAAATATCATGAGTGCGAATATGGTGAGTTTGCAGGTTTCTTTTTGACTGATTATGGCATGTTCCCAGACATTTTTCGTAGAATGTGCAAATTTTTGTCTAAAGATTATGCAAGTGACCAAAATCTGAGCGAAGCGAAGCGTAGTGTTGATCAAGATTTGTGCTGTATTAAGACCATACAAGCACAAAATGATGGCATTGCAGCCATGGTTGCCTATTATGGGCACCTCGGTTTTACAGAAATCGATGCATTAATTTGTTTATCTTATGCACGACGAGTTCACGAAGTCGAATTCAGTAAGTTATATACTGTCGTTCGTGAACCGATGAGAATCGAAAATTAATAATGAATAAAACATGTACATAGTCGAAATTTATTTCACCAAAGAAACAACACTATTTATTTTAAACAACTCTAACACTATATGAATGCCAAAACAAACAGTCGACGCTACGTGCAAATCTTGCAAGCGCGTTTTCCAAGCAAAAGTCAAAGCGCCACAGTACTGCGGCCCTTGCCGGAAAGCATACAAACAGGCGAATCAAACCAACAGACCACTCCCCGGAACGCAAGGCCCACTGAATCAGAGACCACAGAAGAAGAAGTCCAGGAACGCAACACAAAAGAGCGGCCCACGATCGATGAGTTTCGACAACAACACAGCGAGTCGTATGTCATCCTCGAGTCGGATGACGAAGGCACTCAATCGAGCTGCGATGTCATCTGGCGGGGCGATGATAGATCCTGCATCACAACGTGCCGCGCTCCAGCGCCGCACAGCAGTTTCCCGTCTTATGCTGGCACAATTAGACTGCAGATCGACCCAAGGGCAAACACCTATGCTTGTGGATGTGGACACCACGATACAACCGAAGTTGTCGTACCAATACGATTCCTTATTCAACATCCGAGCAGCGAACGGAACGTCACCACGAATTAAAGTGCAATTAATTGCTTCACCTGTATTTGTGGCAAAGCTCTACTCCCCTGAAGGATTTGCTAATGTTCAATTGTATGGCGCGAAGTTCTTTCAAGCGTCATTTGACACGGTTTATATTCTGGGCAACAAACTCGGTTTCGTTGGACACAACACAGATGATATTTTTCAAGCATCATCTGATTGGAGTCGCTATCGGTGCATATCAAATTCTGCTGTCGTACAGTGGACTGGTAAAGCAATCGATAAAAACGGAACAGTGTACGTTGCTAGGATGACTGATCGCGATCAACTTGAAACTTTCGAACCAATTGAAAAAGCAGATGCCGTGGTACTTAATTTTGATGAGCCGTTCTCTATGAGTTCGCAGCACACTGAACCGGTTTTGAACTGGAACTATGTTGACAAGAACGATAAAGAGATCAATGGTCATTCAAATGATACACTGTCAGAAGCAATTGCAGCAACATCGCAC